TCGAGGACGGCCCGGCGCCCGTCCCGGCCGCTGACGCCGAGATCATCCTCGACGTCCTCGGCGACGACTTCGGCATCACCGGCGCGGACGGCGACCCGCAGCCCGAACCGGCACCCGAGGCGCCCGCTGACGCGGAGGACGCGCCCACCAACTAGCAGCTAGGAGGCTGAGCATGGCACCAGCAGCCGACCCGCTCGAAGTCAAGATGACAGCCTTCCGCATCCGCTACGGCCCCTCCGAGGAATCCCAAGTCGGCCAGCAGACCGTTGAAGCGGCCCTCCCCCGAGCTGCGCGTATCGTACGCGACGAGCTCGCCGCAGACGGGATCGACCTCGCCGCCGCGCTCGCGGACGGATCGATCCGGCGTGACTCGTATGAGGACGTCGTGTGCGACATGGTGAGGTATGCGATCCGTCAGCAGGCGGATGGCTTCGCATACGGGGCGACGCAGTCGACGGTCACGGGCGGGCCGTATTCTCAGTCCTCGACGTTTAGCGCGCCGGTGGGGTCGATGAGCTTCACGCGTGTGCACAGGCGTCGGCTCGGGATTCGACTGACTCGCTTCGCGGCTATCCGGACGATTGGGGTGCGCTCATGATCTTCGGAGAACGTATCGTCCTGCGGGTCAGGCAGTCGGGGTCGCTCGACGAATTCAGAAACGAGCGGGCCGAATACGGCGGTGGGCAGACGCTGAGCCACGTGTTGGTGGCTCCGTCCTCGTCGCAGGATTTGGGGGCGGAGCGACCAGACGGCGACGCGACGGTCATGACTTTCCATTTCCCAAAGACATATGTCGGGAGCTTGAAAGGCTGTCTGATCGGCTGGCAAGGGCAATGGTGGGAAGTGATCGGCGACCCGAAGCCATATTCCAAGGAGTCGACGCCCGGCATGTGGAATCGCCCTGTGCAGGCAAGGCTGGTGAAGGGGTGACGCAGGTGAAGATCAAGATCGACAACGCTGCTCTGCGCGAGCTGACAACGCCGATGATTGAATCCGCTGCAGAGCGGATCGCGACGGCGGCGGGCAAGGGCTTTGAGGCGTCTGTCCAGCAGGGCAAGACGAGGCCGCACGGCGTCGTCAAGGCTGCGACGTTCAAGGCTAGGCGGGACACGGTCCGTCATAATGCGCTGCTCAAGGCGCTGAATGCGGGGCGTGTATGACGTCGTCGACCGCCGCGCTGATCGCCTACTTGAAGCGGAAGGTTCCGGGCGTGCCGGTGTCGAACCGGGTGCCGAAGGATCGACCCAGGAAGTTCATCACGGTCGACCGCACGGGAGGGCAGCGCACGCACCTGTGGGACTCCCCGATGTTCGCAGTCCAAACCTGGGCGCCGACCGAGGTTGAAGCGTCTGCGCTTGCTGATGAGGTCGCTGACGCGATCCTCGCCTGGCAGCTCGACCCAATCGTCGCGTACTCCGCCGTCAATGCGGTGTACGCATTCCCGGACCCAGATGCCCGGGTTCCTCGTTTTCAACTGACGGTGAGCGCCACCCTGGCGCTCACCTGAATCTTTACTCTTGACAGGAGATTCATATGGCAGAACACAATTCTGCGCTTATTACTGCGGCTAAGCCGCAGAAGGGCGGAGCGTTCTTCGCCGCTCCGCTGGGCACACCGCTCCCCGCTGATGCGACGACCGCGCTCAACACTGCGTTCGTGAAGCTCGGGTACCTCTCGGAGGACGGCTTCGAGAATCCCATCGAGACCGAGTCCAGCGACATGAAGGCGTTTGGCGGCGACGTCGTCCTCACGCAGCAGACCGGGTACAAGGAGACGTTCAAGACGAAGCTCCTGCAGGCGCTCGATCCTGACGTCCTGCGTGAGGTGTTCGGGCAGGAGAACGTGACGCAGCAGGGCGGCACGGACAAGCCGATCAGCGTGCGTCACAACTCCAAGATTCTGCCCCGACGCGTGTTCGTGTTCGAGGTGCTCCTCACGGGTGGCCTCGTCAAGCGGATCGTGATCCCCGAGGGCCAGATCACCGAGCGCGGCTCCACCGTGTACAAGGACGGCGAGGCTGTGGGGTACGAGGTGACGATCGCCGCGTATCCGTCCGCGAAGGTCGAGGGCGACTGCGCCCGCGAGTACATCGCGAAGGCCAGCGCGCTGCCTGCCTGGGCGGGCGCCACTCATGGGGAGAGGGGGGCGGGGCCCCCACACCCCGCGTCCCGGGGGCGCGGGGGGGGTCGCGCCCCGCCCCTCTTCCATCCCACCCCATGTAGGCGCGACACATATTCACAGACTTAGAAAGGTTTAGCGCGATGACTTTTTACAACCAGATGGTGCCCGGCAACCGCGACGACGTCGAGAGCGTCGCAGTCCCGCCGCGCAGCGACGTCGAGATCGAATGGCACGGCGGTCCCCGCGAGCAGGGCGGATACGCGACCGCGCGTCCCGTCGACGGCAAGATGAGCGACCACGAGACAGCTCAGGCAGAGATGCATGAGGCACATCGCGGGCCCGTCAGTACTGTCTCGCAGGGGCTGCGCACGATCACGGTCGCAGGCGTACAGCTAACGGTCGACCCGACCGTTTTCGATGACTTCGAGCTGCTCGAGTCGCTCGCTGAGATTCAGCGCGGCGACATCCTCGCGCTGCCGACCGTTTTCCGCGCTGTCACGGGCGATCAGGCTCCGGCGCTGCTCAACTCCATCAGGCGCGGGGACGGCCGCGTCACGGCGACCGCCGCGACTGAGCTTCTCGTCCAGATCATGAGCGAGCTTGCCCCAAAAGCCTGACCCTCGCCGCGATCCTGACGCACGCGCCCGATGAGCTGGAGGCTGACTTCCTCCGGTTTTTCGGGCGCGGCCCGCGCCAGATGCCGGGCCGGCAGGCCGCGCGCCTCGCATCCGTCATCATCAAGCAGACGGAATCCTGGACGCTCAGAGCGATCGACCAGGAGTGGCAGTGGCGATCGATCGATACGCATCTAGCCGCGATTCAGGCGGATTCCCTGCGGTGGCTTCAGTGGGCGAAAACCGAGGCAGCGCAGAAGGGCCGGGGCGCGCCGCCGCCGATCCCGCGCCCGGGCACGCGCGTCGAAATCGACCACATGCCCGACACGGACTGGATCGACAAGCAGCTCAGCGCGGCCCGAGCCCCAGTCGAGAACTAGATAAGGAGAAGGCATTGGCCGAAGGCACTTCCCTGGGCACAGCCTGGATCGACGTTGTCCCGTCGTTCAGGGGACTCAAGAAACAGATAGCGTCCGAATTCGGGTCCGGTGACGTCACGTCCGCACTCACGGGCGCGACAGAGTCCTGGGGCTCGAAGATCGGCCAGTCGCTCTCGACACATATAGGCGGTGCCCTCTCCTCGATCGGTAAGCTCGGCCTCGGTGGCGTCGCCGCAGCGGTCGGCGGTGTCACGGCCGCGCTCGCGGCTCAGGTCCCCGCGGCGATCGCTGCGTCTGACGCGACCGATAAATTCAAGAAAACGCTCGAATTTGCGGGCGTTGACCCCGCGCGAATCAAGCAGCTGACAGCAGCCGCGCAATCCTACGCCGACCAGACCGTCTACGACCTGTCCGATATCCAGTCGGTGACGGCGCAGCTCGCCGCCAACGGCGTTAAAGACTTCGACAAGATGGCCGAAGCGGCCGGCAACGTCAACGCCATCGCGGGCGGCACGAAGGAGACTTTCAAGCAGGTCGCGCTCGCACTCGTGCAGATCAACGGCGCCGGGAAACTGACGACCCAGGACTGGAATCAGATCGCTGCCGCTATCCCCGGCGCGTCGGGCAAGCTCCAGGAAGCCCTCAAACAAAACGCGGCGTTCACGGGCAACTTCCGCGACGCCATGAGCCAAGGCCAAATCACGGCTGAAGAATTCAACCAGGCCCTCATGGACCTCGGTTTCACGGACGTCGCGGAACAGGCAGCGAAGTCCGCATCGACGTTCGAGGGCGCGTGGGGCAACCTCGAAGCAGCCGTCGAAAAAGGCCTCGTCGCCTCCCTCGACAAGGTCAAGGAACCTCTGACTGACATCATCAACGCAGTCGGCGAGCAGGTCGGCCCGGCCTTCGACAGCGCGGGCAAGTACGTCGACATACTCGCTGAAAAGCTACGCCCCTTCGCCGACGCCATGAAGGACGGCACCCTCACCCTCGAGGACATCGCAAAAGCCCTCGGAGAAGCGACCGGAGGATTCGCTGCGCTCGCGGGCGCGGGCATGCTGCTGGCTGATCCGTCGCTGATCATCGGGGCGTTCGATGCGCTTCCCTCGCCGGCCATCCTCGTGGAGAAGTTCTCGGGTCTTGGTGGCGCGGTGAAGGAGGGCGCGGGCAAGATATTCGAGCCTGCCGTCGAATCAGTCGGGAAGCACGCGGCGAGCCTCGGTAGTGCGCTGAAGTCTGGTGCGGGCGAGGCGGCGTCGAATGCGTCTGCGGCGATCGGCGAGAAGATCGCCGGCGTTGGCCGCGTGATCCGCGAGGCTGGAGACAAACACATCGGGCCGGCGTTCGGGACTCTCAGCGAGAGGCTCTCGGGTGTCGGCGGTGTCGTCAAGGAAGGCGCAGGCAAGGCCCTCGGTCCAGCTGTAGAGGCGATGCGTGGAGTCGGCCCGAAGATGGGTCAGGCGCTGGCGGGAGCGGCGAGCCCGATTGGGTCAGCGGTCGAGGGCCTGATCGGGCAGGTTGGGATGTTCCTGAATCCGGCGCGGTTCGGTAAGGTGCTGGCCTTCGGTGGCCTCATCGCGGCGGCAGTCGCCGGCATCGGCGCGCTGGTGCAGGCATCTGGTGGCGAGCTGACGACGCAGATTCAGACGATGATCTCGGATGTGGTGAGCAAGGTCTCGGAGTATGGGGCGCAGCTGGTGTCGAATGCGCCGCAGCTGATCGCGTCGGGCGCCGAGGCAGTCAAGACCCTGATCACGGGTCTTACGACTGCGCTGCCGGTCCTGCTCGACATGGCAGGCCAGATCATCGAGTCATTCGTCGACGCTTTCGGCTCGTGGCTTCCGCAGCTGATCCCCGCTGCCGCGCAGATGATCGTTGCACTCGTGCAGGGCCTCGTCGGCATGCTGCCGCAGCTCATCAGCGCGGGTGTTGCCCTGATCAACGGTCTGACGGCCGGTCTGACGGCGGCGATCCCGGTGCTTCTCGAAGCGCTGCCTGGCATCATAACGTCCCTGCTCGACGCGATCTCACAGGGTGTCCCGCAGCTGATTCAGGCTGGCGCGGGCCTGCTAACGGGCCTGATCAACGGGCTAGTGCAGGCGATCCCGACGCTGGCGGCAGCGCTCCCGCAGATCGTCACGACGATCGTCACGACGCTCGTGCAGGCGCTGCCGCAGCTGATCGAGGCGGGGGTCCAGGTCCTGCAAGCACTGATCAGTGGCCTGCAGACGGCGCTCCCAGCCCTGATCGAGATGCTGCCGCAGATCCTCACAACCGTCGTCACTACGATCGTTGAGAATCTGCCGATGATCATCGAAGCCGGCATTCAGCTGCTGACGACGCTGATCAATGGCATCCTCGAAGCGCTCCCGCAGCTGATCGATATGCTGCCGCAGATCATCAACACGATCGTCACGACGTTGATAACGAATCTGCCGCTGATCATCAGTGCCGGCGTGCAGCTACTGATCGGCGTCATCAACGGCATCGTGCAGGCGATCCCGCAGCTGATCGCGATGCTGCCGCAGATCATCACGACGATCGTCACGGTCCTCGTCCAGAATCTTCCGCTGATTCTGACAGCCGGCGTGCAGATTCTGACGGGGCTCATCGACGGCATCACGCAGACGCTGCCGCAACTGAAGAACATCTTCTGGGATATCCCGCAGCAGATCCAGAAGGCCCTCGCGGCGGTGCCGGGGCAGATGGCCCAATCAGGCAAGAAAATCATTCAGGGGCTCATCGACGGCGTGAAGTCGATGGTCGGATCACTGACCGGCGCCGTGTCGGACGTGCTCGGAAAAGTACGCCAGTACCTGCCGTTCTCGCCCGCGAAGAAGGGGCCGTTCTCTGGCAGCGGCTGGACGCTCTACTCGGGTCGCTCGATTGTCGAGGCCCTGGCTGAGGGCGCGGCGCAGCGCGCGCCGCTGTTCGAGGCCGCGATCAGAGACGCAGTCGCGGACGGGCAGGAACAGCTAAACGGCCTCGAGGCCGGGGCACTGTCGGTCACTGCAGGTCTTGGTGGCGCGGCTGGCCTGGCGCGCATCCAGGCGACCGGGCCTCAGTACCTGGTCGTGCGTGACTCGGACGATCAGCTGATCGGGCGGATGCGCGTCGAGGCCGGCGGCGTCGTGTCTGACGGGCTCGCGCCCGCCTCGCGTTCTGCGCTGCGTGAGCGCATCGGATTCTAAGGAGCAAGGGAGAAACGCGTGGCGATTCAGTGGTCAGCGTCGTCCGGCTACATGTCGGTCGGCGTGGAGATGTGGTACACCGGCGATCCTCATCAGGGGTACGTCGAGGTGTACGCGCAGTTCTGGCTGCGCTCTGATGGGTACGGGCATAATTTTTCGGCGAAAACCGACTGGTGGGGCAACGTCGGCGTCGGCTCGGAGACGGTGTCTTTCTCGTCGCCAACTGGCGCCACCGTGTACAAGGACATGGGCACGTCCCACTGGCGTGAGGATCTGCTGCCAAATCAGGAACGCTCGATTGGCGTCGGCTATTCGCTCGGGCCGATCTGGAACGGCGGGCACCCGTCAATGCAGGCGTGGCTTACGCTGCCTGCACGGCCGGCGAAGCCGCCGTCAGCTCCGTCGTACTGCAAGGCGACGCTGCGTGACGACGGAAAATCTGTGCTGCTCGAGTGGCCGGCGGCGAAGCCCGCGGATGCGACGTCGCCGATCCGCTCGTATGTGATCGAGCGGTGGGATGCCTACTCGGACAACAACTCGGGGCCGTGGCTGCCACGCCAGTGGCACGTCGTGTCATGGGTGAACGCTGAAAACGCCCTGGTTCCAGTGTTCAAGATGGTTGACTACAAAGCGGTGTATGCGAACGATCGTTTCTGGTACCGCGTGTACGCGTCCCCGATCATCCCGACGCGTATCCGGGACATCTCGGACTTCGTGCCCGGCCCGCCGTCGCCACAGTCGAACGGCGTATCGACAGCGCCTGAGCCACCAGCGGAGCTGACGGCCGCGAAGACCGAGCGCGGGCAGATTCGCATCACCTGGAAAACGACATTCGCGTATCCGCAGGATGCGACCGTCGAGATCCTCGACGGCGACAAGAAGGTCGGCGAGGTGCGTGCCGACGCGGACGGCTGGGTCCATGAGGAAGCAGACCTGCAGGTGCCTCACACGTACCGCGCGATTCTCAAGACCGACAGGCTGGAGTCTGAGCGTTCGGCGCCGTCGAACACGATCCAGGTGCTGCAGAAGCCAGGGATTCCGGCCGTGTCCGGCCCTGGCACTTACGCTGCGGTCGGAGCCGTGCTGTTCACGTGGGCGCACAATTCGCTCGATGAGACGTGGCAGGAAGCGGCAGACATCCGGTACGCCACGGTGTACACGGAGACTGCGAACGGGCGCCGCGCCGGGGATTCCGGTCCTTGGCAGAGCGTCTCCGTCACGGGCTCGGCCCAGACTAAGACGATCGATCTGCCGGCCGGCGTGATCGATTACCAGATCCGCACGAAGGGGCAGTTCCGCGAGTACTCGGACTGGTCCCCGACCAGGCGGACGACTGTCACTTACGCGCCGGTCGTCGCGCTCGTTCCCGACGCGCTCACGCTCGACCGCTCCGCGTTCGACGGCGCGCTCGTCGTCTCGCACGTGACGGGCTCGTCAACGACAGTCGCGGCCGTGCTCTGCGAGCTGCTCTCCGCGGACCTGCAGACCATCGAGCAGATCAAGGGCGCCGCGTCCGCGCTCGGCGTCGCGCCGACGTTCGCGCGCGCGCCCCTGCGGTTCAAGGCCCGGCTGGAGAATCGCGCGGAGTACGTTGTCCGCGCGAGCCTCACGGACGGATACGGCCTCACAACCACCGTCCAGCGGCGGTACAAGGTCGAGTACCCGACGCCGCCCGAGCCGATTGTGACAGCCTCCTGGGAAGAGGCGGAGGGAGACATGCTCATCTCGATTGCCTCCCCCGCTGTCCCCACCGGCAGCAAGCAGCCGCCGACCGTCGAGACGCGCCTCGAGCGATCAATCGACGGCGGGTTAACCTGGGCCCTCGTCGCCGACAAGCTCCCGCCATCGACGATGTACAAGGATCGGGAGTGCCTCACGAACGGTACGACCAAGTACAGGGTGACCGCGACGTCGGCAATGCCCTCGTCGTCCGTGACGATCGTCGACGCGCTCGCGGATTCGCAGGCGGTGTGGATTTCTGCGGGGCAGGGCTTTTCGCGGTCGGTGCGCCTGGCGTGGAACCCTGTGACGGGCTCGCAGCTTGGTCTCGTGAATCGTGAGGTCAAGTATTTCGCAGGTCGTCAGCTTGGTGTTGAGTTGTCGGGGACCCAGCGTCAGCGGGTTGTCCAGGTCGCTGCGGCGCTGTCGGATTCGTCGGCGCGCGAGCGCCAGGCGCTTGAGGATCTGGCGTACATGCCTGCACCGTTCATGTACCGCGACCCCCTCGGCCGCGTCTTGTATGGCTCGCTGTCAGATGTGCAGCTCGGGCGCGAGGTCGGCGGGGTCTGGTCGGTCTCGGCGAAGTTGACGGAGGTGAATCGTGGGTGAGGCGTCGCCTGTGCGTCAGGCGGATTATCGGGTGATGCTCACGACGCCGTCAGGGCAGGACATTGGCCTGCTCGATGGTGTCGAGTCTGGGTCGGTGACACTGTCGGCGACGTCGCGTCTGCGAGCGTCGGGGCAGCTGAGCCTCACGGAGACCTCGCAGAACGTCGACTGGTTCAACGTGCATGCGCGCGTGGATTATGTGCCGGTCGGTCTGCCGGGCTGGCCGGTGGCGACTTTCGTGATGTCGTCGCCGACACGCTCAGTCAGTGAGCATCGTGTGACCCGTGACGTCGAGCTCCTGTCGACGCTCGCGTACCTGGATCGCATGTCTACGGATCGTATCGAGCAAGTCGAGAACGACCACTTGACGACTGGCAAGTGGAGCTTGATTAAGCGATACGCAGCAAAGGCGAAGAATCTGCGGATGGGCTTTACACAGTTCGGAAACTGGGCGCTTAGCGAGGATCCGAAGATAATCAACGAGTTTATCGCGTATGACGTCGGCACTAATGTCCTGACAATGCTCAACGATTGTGCACGTGTCGTCGGCTGGGGTGCGCTCACACCGGACCCCTACGGCGTCATCACGGGAGGGCCGTACATCCGGCCGTCGCGACGGCCGGTGTCATTCGTTTTTCGTGAGGGGGACGCGGCGATTCATTCTGCTGAGTGGACGATCGACCGCGATGTATTCTCCGTGCCGAACGTTGTCGTCTGCGTGGGGACACCAGGGTCAGACGACACGCAGCGTGGGCAGGATGTGTACGGCGCGGGACCGACGCCGGCTGTCGTTGGGGTAGCAAGGAACTCCAGCCCGAGCGATCCGCTCTCAACTGTTAACCGGGGAGAGATCACGCACGTGGAGACTGGGGTCAAGGCCACCTCGCAGGATGCAATTGACAAGATCGCGCAGAGACTCCTCGAGGAGAAGTCAATGCCGGCCGCGTCGCTTGTAATTGAACACCTGCCGATCAACATCCGGCCGGGCGACGTCGTCGAGTTCGTCTCGCAGGGGCTGCGTATGCGCGGCACGGTGCAGGAGATGAAGATCCCGCTCTCTCCGACTGCGCTTGTCACAACGACTATCAAGGAGGTACAGGGTGTCTGAGCTCGAATATCTCGCTGGTGTCATCGCCGACATGCGGCGGCAGCTCGACGCACAGCCAACGTACCAGTGGGCGACGTGTGTGCGGAATCCCAAGCAGGGGCACATCAACGTGCGCTTTGACGCAGACCTCTGGCGCCGCGGATCAGACGACAATGATGGGATCATGGCTGTGCCAGATCGCCTACTCACCCGGAAGGCATATCCGGGGGACCGAGTCCTCGTCCAGATTCATCAGGGCACGATGCAGGCACTCGCCTCGACGAGGACGTATCGGGACCGTTACCTGGACCTTGCGAAAATGGATGATGCCGGCCGTGTCGTCATCGTGCCGGGTGGCGGCGGGGGGACAGGCCAGCAGGGCCCGAAGGGAGACCAGGGCCCGAAGGGAGACCAGGGCGAGCGCGGCCCGGCCGGCCCGCCCGGCCCGAAGGGTGACCCGGGCGAGACAGGCCCGCGAGGCCCGAAGGGTGACCCGGGCGAGGCGATCACGGTTGTGACGCCGGCCGGTGTCATCGCGGCCTTCGCCGGGGCATCCGCGCCGACCGGCTGGCGCCCCTGCGGGGGGGAAGAGGACGACCGTCCCACCTC